TCTTGCTGGTGGGCTAATAAATTAGACGCCTTGTTCTCACGAAATTTTAATTTTAAAATATGAAAAATAGTCCATTGAATTGTTCAATGGTTATGCGACGGTTAATGTAACTCGTCGCAAAAATGAAAGACATAATCAAATTGTCTTTCTTACATTTGTAAATCGCAATCACTGCAAACACTGAAGAAGAAGCTCTGACGCGAAAATCAACACCATCATCGGTGGTAACTTCAAATTTCATTTCTTCTTGGTGCTCTTTGTAGAATTCAAAATCATCTTTTGTAGTGAAATTTGCCTTTGGCACGATATGCAAACACTTGTTGGCTTCCGCACAGGCGGAATGCATTGATTCTCTTTTGCTTTTTCCGTCACCTGTGAAAATACAACCGAGGACTGAGACACTTGACAGCCAAGAATTACATTTCTGAGCATTATGCGCGAAAGTGAATTTTGGTCTTTCTGCTTTAACTGAGTCACAGTAATTTGTTAATGCTGTGATGCTGTCCATTTTGTACTTTGATTAATTAGTATTTATTGTTTCCGGCCCTTTCTTTCCAACTTCAGCTATTATTTTGGCTTCAAGTTCGATTTCACCTGGACCTAAAGTACAAACTCCAAAAGCACAAGACCCTACTCCCTCGTAATTAAATTCTCCGAGTATAGAGACAACGGCTAGATGTTGCGTTAGCCACACTTCTGGTTGAAACTTTTCCATGATTTCGAGCATTTTAGTTTGTAGTTCTTTGAGTTCATCGATCTGTTCAGCTAATGTTTTATTAAACTCATCGAAGGCTTTTTGCGAGGTCTCAAAGTTCTTATGTATCATTTCTGAGACTGTAGTATTAATGCCCCTCATTAGCTTTAATTGTGCTTCTGACTCTTGAGCCATTTGATCTGAAAATTTTGAAGCAATATTCGAAATTATCTGAACAAGTGTACCAAAAGTATATTGCCATAGGTCAACAAATGTATTGTAAGTATTGATGAAATATTCTGCAAAGTAGTTGGCCACCATGAAAAATAGGTAAGCTGCATATTCTGCATACAATTTCATCAAAGCAAACAATTGTGTGAATAATTGCAATAGCAGTTGTCTAAGGAGTTCAAAATCGACCGATGTTGCATCTGAAAACTCTTTTATCACGTTATAAAGTGGATAGAATTGCCAATTGCCCATCCTCGAAGTTTGATAACCACATTTCGCCACGTTTGCGTAAAGCGCCAAGAAGACCAAGATGACTTTAGTGTTCATTTTGTTTGACCCTATTGTATTTATTAACAAGAGTCGTTGGTCTCATGTCGGCTTCATAAGTTCCGAAGGAGAAATTAAATTCTGCTTCATCATCCATCTTAAAGGAAATTTTCTCAGAATGCTGTCCAACTGGTATTTTTGTGTCGATCACGATCTTGAAGATTCCTTCTCTGACCTTTTCCGCTTTGAAAACCGTTGATGTCAAATCGACAGCAGTTTTCCTGGCAAATTCGTCCAGATAGGTGTATGTTATGTGCAAGGGGCTCTTTGTTTTAAATTCAAATCTCTCAGGTACATGGAATGGATTTGAGATGGCAGACAATTCCAGACTGATGTAATTGCCGTTAGCCTTGGGAGTTGCAGCTCTGAATTCTGCAAATGGTGGTTCATAGAATGTGAATTTGGAATCATTTGTCCAAATTGTCGGATAACATAGTTCGATTTCGGCGATGACGGTGCCAGCCCATTGTGCGAAATCCCCAGTCCCTGGTGGTGCTCTCACGATGCCAACAATGGCTCCGAAAGAGCTTAATCTTGAGTCTGTGCCTGGTTTGCAGAATCTCCATTTTTGCAAGGCAGGTGTCATTAGCGTGTTATCACGTGGCCTTGCCATTCTAGAGCCCAGTTGTCTGACATATTGTTGCACTGCATTCCTAGAATCAGGGATTATGTTCATTGGATCTGGGATGTGCGCTATTTGCATTGCGCCACTTGCGGTGCCAAAAGGACTTGTTGCCAATGCTTCAAAATCTAATTTCTTAAACCTATAATAGGTGTAGAACTTGGATAAAGACAGAAGTGCAGCGTCCAAAGTAGGATCGAGTACAATAGAAAATGCGACAGTACCGGGAGATGCTCCCTCAACGATTTGAATAAGATCAACAGGGCGACGGACCATATGTGTCGCATTATCATGTTGCGGTTCACTTGGTGTAATTTTGTTGCCAGGAGGCAGAAAAGACGAGTCTGGACCTCCATTTGGTGTTTCTGATGCTACTTGAATTGATGCCATGTTTAAACTTTGCTATATTAGTATTTATTTACCAAATCCTCGTATGCAGAACCTGCGCCGATATTCAATGTTTCAATCAGATCGTTGATTGAATCAGGCACTTCTTCAGCGAATATTAATTGCGCTTTCAACGACATCCTCTCGTCCGCTGAAATGTTAGGGTCCTGATCCCAGTAAACGCTTTTGAGCGAAAGAACGTCTGCTCCCAGTTCCCCATAAGGGTTGATGTAAAACTCAATATCCAAAAGTGAAGCGTCCAAATTACCGCCCCAAAGGCCGGTTCCAATAGATTCGCATTCTGCAGAAGTGAAGGGGAACTCATAAGTCACGTCATAAGGGTCACCAGAAACCGGTGTTGCTGTAAAGATCAATGCTATGACAACGGGTTTCCCGAGCGTTATTCTTCCTTTCTTCTGGGTAGGAATGGCTCCTTTCTCGAGACCTAGTTTAAAATTGCAATAGAGTTGTTGCGCTCCACTATATGATGCAGTGAAAGACAATAGATCTTTGTAGTCAGCGGCTCCTGCTGCCGCCAAAGTGTCCAATGCGTAACAAGTGATTGGAGTCCATTTGCTTGGCAGTGTTGGTACTGAATATTCGATGTCGAAAGATTCAGTCCAAACGCCGTCCAAACCAGTATAACTGAATTTTGCGATGATAATGTCTCCGTAGTCGGTCAACCGCTTGTCTTTCCCTTTCTTGCAATATCTCCAACCATTAGTTTCAACTTGGAATGAAAGATTGTCGTACCAAGACACGAGTTTTGAGCCTGGAAGTCTAGTGACGAAATTCATGTAATCTTTTGGTGTTCCAATCATAGGATCACGTATCCAGGCAATGCGAAAGTAGCCATCGTTGTTGTTTGACGCCGTAGTCGAGACATTCATTTGATGTTTGGTGTTGTTGAATTCCAATTTATAATTGGAAATTCTGTACATCATATATTCAGCATGCTGGTCAGGCTCTTGGAATGTAATAGGAATCAACCAGTACTTTCCAGCTGCATGGTCTCCAAGTTTCTCGAGAGTGAAATGCCTTTTAATCATTGCGCGAGCGTGGATTGGCTGCTCGGGGTAGATGTTCATGACATCCCCCACAACGTCTTCAATAAGATCGAAATTCATTTTAAAGTTTGATTAAATGCTATTTATTTGCTGTTGCCTAAACGAGTAACGTAATAGTGTCAACTTCGGCATATTCGGGCGATCTTTTTCCGAATTTGTCCGCTTTGAGGTCGGCAATCACTTCACTGGATGCAAAAGCAACCAAATACTCATAGATGATTTCCATACTTGATGTCGAAGTTCCGTATTTGGCAGCTGCAATCATGACATTCTTGTATTTATCTTGCGGGTTATTGTGCAAGTTTAACAAGTCTTTCGTAGCTGTAACATAATCATCAAGAATTCTTTTGTCATCCACCATTCTGGTCATGTTCTTGGCGGCGATTCTTGGTATGTCCAGATAAATGTCTTCATCCGAAATCAAGAAACCAACAAAGTCTCCGATTTTGTTCCAGTCAAGTTTAAGTTTGTTATACAAACTGCTGGCGGTCTTTAGACCAACGGCTTTGATGTTAATGTCGTCACCTTGGAACAATGCGGTTATTAAGTGATCAAAGTCAAAACTCATTCCTGCAACGCCAATTGCCATACAGGTGTTGGCGAATATGGTGTCAGCTCTGCCAGATTGATATCTGTATTTGACTCTAGTCTTTGCGTCCAAAGCATGAAGCACCCAATGGATGTTGAGTTTTTCAATGATGTCTATGACAATGGTTGGTACACCGCATTTTTCGTAGATCCATCGCATGAATAGGTCAGTCCATGGTCCCTTGTTGGTATCCTGTTCCGTGATGTCAGCTGAGCAAGTTTTGGCAAATTTCATGAAATTCTTTTGCCTCCGCAAACGTTTTGAGACAATTCTTCGGAATTCTCTCCGGCTGTGTCCATAGCCGAAAAACACGCCAGGCTTACAGGCATTCATTACAATTTCTTCAGCAGCAAGTATAAATTTCATTGCTATCTGGTTGACGGCTTTGCTTTGTGCGCTAACTGGTTGGCCACCTTTGATGTAAAATTTTCCGTTGGGTGCCTTTTTTCCTCCGAGGAAAGAATTTTCTCCAATTTTGGCTTTCAATTGCTTCTTGTTGAAGCATGCGATCTTTTCAGTGCTCTCATATGTAGTGCCGAAAGGTTCCATATCGGGATACCTTTCTTTTGCTTGTATTTTCTGCAAAGCTGCAACTTCTTTAAGAGCAACATCATCCAATGTCATTGGCAACATTTTTTCAACATCAACGAACTTCATGAAGCCATTCTTCAATTCTTCGAATTGCCTTATGGCTTCAGCGCCTTTGGCTGTTTCTTGCACGTTCGCGCCGTATCTTTCGATCATGGTGTGTAATTGGTGGTTCAAGCTATTGTCTTGTTGGATACCAAAGGCTGGCGAGATTGAGACGAACGTCTTTTTCGAATCACGCTGTGCCAATGATCTTTTATGCTGTTTCAGCATAATTATCCTCTTGTCAATGATTGGTCTCATTTCTGTGTGCAAAATGTGTCTGTTTGTTTCATAATTAACTGAAACAGTTGGTGCTATTTTCATTAGCTCCTCAGACGCAGCCAAAGTGCTGCCTAAGACTAAAGGACTCATACGCATTGGTTGATAAGTCATTTCGTCATTGAAAGCAGCTTCAAAGCTTTCAATGTCCAATTCTGTCGGCATGTCGACGTCCAAAGTATCATAGCCAGTCATGAATTGATTGATCATGTAAGAGGCTGGCACGCCGAACTCGTAGTCGTGTTCGTCGGGCATGCTTGCCAATTTTTCAATCCTGGTCTTACCAGTTACCTTGTGGTTCAGGGTGAAAGCCTTTGGTTCCGGTTTCGGTTTCATATAGTGCACTTCAGCTATACCCTCTGTGATCTTAATGATATCGCCAACTGGTACTTCTTCCATGATTGGTTCGACATTGTTGATATCAAAATCTTTATTCAGGGTCATATACACATGCGCATTTACGATGTCTGTGTGTTTATTATAGACAGTTAAATGGGCGTCCCTTCTGCCAATGCCGCATGAATGATCCAGCAAAATTGGCCTTATGGCCATCAGCGATGACAGGGTCGGAACTGCTTGGTAGATGTGCAAAGCGTGTGTGTGTCTAGTCAGAGAAACGAACTTTTGGCCATGAACTGCATTAACAAGTTGTTTGCAGGAGCTGGACATAAATAGGTGAAATTCACGGGAACGCAATCCTTGGATGGTTGCCACTGTTGGCATTTTCATCCTGGTAGCGTGTATTCGATCAAAACAAGCGCCTTGGTTGCATTGTTTCTTTTTGGCGTGACCATTGGAACAAACACCTTTATCCTTTTTGTCCTCTTTCTTCCCGCAGATTGCTGGAGGCCTAGTATCATGCACGACAATAGAGTTCAAAATTCTAGACTGAGTTGTGATCATGCCTTTAGGATCAGGATTATGCAGGTTGACGGAAGTGACAATGTCGTGTGGTACTGTAAAGGACACCATCCTTTTGGCGATCTTGTCAAAAGGTACTTGTTTCCTCAATTCGGGTATCAAGTAAATTGCATCCTTGTCACCACCAATCATTTGATGCCTGTCACCAACGGCATATGTAATCGTAGCAGTTGATGCTATTTGCCAGAGCGCGGCTTGGTCAAAAGCAAAGACCTCATCAATCAAAACTTTTTTCCCAGTGGCATTGCTGATGCCCATGGCCCATGATACGGCATCAAATCCGTCGTCTCTGTATTCTTTAGCTAGGGCAGCGGTTGGGCAAATAACCATGTCAATTATGCCTTTTAAAAGTGTTTTACACATGCTCGATTTTCCGGAGGCTGCTGTACCCTCTACAAGCTGAATCTTGACTTCAGGTTTCCAAGTTGTTTTCAGAACAACGGCTGCAGCTTCTTTATGTGGTTCAGCAAATTTGCCTACCGTTTTTTCTAACTCACGGTAAAGTTTCATCTTGTCGGCGCCAATAGCATTTGGCAAGGCTTTCAAAACAATTTCAGTAAATGGTAGAAGAGGTACTTTTCTTCTAGGTCCAAAAACAGTGTTGTCTCTGACTCCAACTACCAAGCCGTCAAAAGTTGGAACTATGCACTTGTTGCAGCCGCTGGTTATATCTGGAATCTGAAAAACGCCGTCCCTGTATTTGCCTTTCAGATTAGGAATATCGCCTCTATATATTGCGAATGGAACTTCGGGGCCTTCGATGTCCTCGAGGTCACCGCCTTTGCCATAAAATCTAGAGGATAATTTTGGCATTTCGAAATCGGCCAATGGAAGGTCAAAAAGTTTTTCGTTCGTGAAAACAACTTCCTCGTATTTCTTTGAGCGATAGACGACTTTCTTGCAGATACTCGTCAGCTGAACGGCTGTTGCAATGTCGACGCCTGTGATTCTGGCGTTCTCGCCAGCAACAACACCACACAACGCATTGTATGTGGCATCTTCCTTGTCATCGAAATAAAGTTTTCCCGACAAAGTGAGGTTTGCACTGGCCAAATTGGGATTCAATAATCTCATCTTTTGCAGTGCTAATTCGGCTTCCTTGTAGTCGACCAAAATTAGTCTGTAGTCATTTGAGGCCAAAGGGCAGATTTTGACACAATGCCTGTGCACTTGTTTGCCACAATCGCATAATGTGTCTAATTCTTCACCGTTTCCACAGTGGCAGACGGCAGCGTCTTTCTCACGTGCTCTGAGACTTGGTTTAATTAAACCAAGTCTCTCGGCATTATCGAAAAATTCTTTGTCTTTCTGCCTGGCGGCTTCTCTCGCTTTAGATGCTTCGGTCAAAGCTTCTTCTCTGAGTTTGGCATAATATTCAGGCGTTTCCAACGGTTGCAATTCGATGAAACAGTTTCCATCTTCCTCTTCGTTCATCTCATTGATGGTTTCTTCTTCCATTGGCTCACTCTCGTCTTCTTCCACAATAGTGTCCATTGGTGGGGCCGAAGGAGGCATTTCGTCGTCATCGTCGTCACTTGGAGGTGTGGGTTCTGGTGGTGGTGCGCTGGGTGGCGTTTGTTGCTTTGGTCCACGCGCATTAGTTTTGGCCCTTTCCCATCCAATCATTGGCCTGTTAAGGTATTCAATAAGGTCTTCATGCATTGTAGGTGTGAAGTCCCTGTATTTTTCCTGATGATTGTGGGTTGATTCCTTATGATGGTCGATGAATTCATACTTATCGGTGATCTTAATAGGTTGCTGAAAGAATTCTTGGAAAACCGCTTGGTAAGGAAAACCATTGTATCGGATCGGTCCTTGGTTAGTGATTATGACTTCACCTGCGGCGAACAATTCATTTTTGATGACGGCAAACTGATGCAAAATTTCAATGAATTCGTCACAATTGCTCTTTGAGATCATCTCGCCAAAACTCGGTACTTTCAACACAAACTGTGCCCCAGTGAGTTGAATATTGAGCAGAGCCTTGGTGTAAAAGGATGCTTGGCGATCGAGGGGTACGTTGTTGCCTATGTCTGCATAAATGAAATCAAATTTCGCACCAGAGATTTCTTGCATGCATTCGGAACAGCAAACATTGATGCCGAAGACAACGTTCTCGTAAGGTATTTCATGATAAGAAACACCTTCAGTTTGGACAACGTTGTGTACAACTTCAAGTTTGCATTTTTCCCAATATTCTTCGTCATTGAAGGGTGCGGCAGCCAAATTGAGAATTTTGGCTTTGTCCTTGAAACTAGTGAAACCAAATTTCTTAACTGGTTCGAGTTTTGGCCTTCTAACCACGTCCATGACGTAGCTGGTCTTTGCAAAATTCTTGTTATCTTCACTTTCTTCAAGATAAACCTTTGTGTAATCGAAGGTTGCTTTGTTGATCGCAAATTTGCCAGTTGTTTGTTTTATGCAGATTGGCATAAAAGGCACGGAATGTTTGCAGAAATTGTCAGTATCTGCAATGAAAGTGGCATGGCCATTTTTGCAGTCAATCTCAACATTGATTTTGTCGGCAGCTGCGGACAAAGTGTAGCCATGTCGATTTAGGATAGTTTCTGCACTCGTCAAGTCACAGTCTGGTCCCAATTCTGCATGGAAAGAATGCAAAGTGAGTTTGAGTAGACAACTGGCGAGACACCAACCATCTGAAGGAGGATCATAGTGAAAGGTTTTCTTAGGTGGTGTAACCTTCTTGACGATGGGCTTATGTCCCTTCAATTTGGTGTGGACAATGTGATCGTCAAAGTTGGTCTCTTTACCCATCAAAAGGGCGTAAACAACGATGTGGTTCAAGCTCATCCCATGAACGTCTCTATAGTACCTCTCTTCAGTGGTCGTTAGGAAATTGATGGGTTCAAAACAGATTAGGAAGTCGTTAGAAATTTTCTCCCAAAATCCTGCTCTGGCTTGATGGATCTTCTTGATGAAAAAAGAAATGTCTTTTGACGCCATGGCTCTCTGGATCAATGCCTGTATGAAAAGCAGTGTTGCTAGATCGTCAAAGTTCGTGTTAGAGATATCAACTCCATGTTGGATGAAAAATTCACTGATCTTTATCTGTGTCGTGGCAGCAGTGATCATTGAGCCAGCGTGATTTCGGCTGACGTCAGTGTCTTTTCTATTCCAAAGAAATTGAAATGTTTTGGAAATGATGGCAGTAGGTATATACATCTTCTGACATTGTTTTTTCCATCTCTTGATCATGAAGTTTCGAATGGGTATATGACTCTGTACCCATTTAGACATTTCGCGTAGTATCGGTAGGAAGTTGATGACTTCAGTGTAGCCAAACATCGGTGCTCCAGTGAAATGGTGGAGTTTTAAGGAGTGTTCGACTCTGGCCATTCTGATGACAGTCAATGGTCCGATTTTCCTGTATCTTTCGATTGTCAGATTAAAGTACGGTCCTCTCACCCCATCCAACAATGCCCAGTCGCGCCAGGTTTTATAGTCATGTTCGTAACCATGACTTTGATCAAAGAAAGTCATTCTTGCTTGGGTTCGATTAAGAATGTTTCCATTTGTTTTTTCAAAATGATACCTGAGCGTTGGGTTAGTTCCTGAAATACCCATCAAAAGTTCGCGGGGTAGCAAAATTGTAAAGTAACCCACAAACGTCTTGTGTTGTGCAAAGATTCTTGGCATCATTTTTGGGCTAATGTCGTAGATGACATCATTAGCCTTCAACACGAAACTTGGTTCCGTGCAGTTTTCGACTCCATTGGTGCAGCCGTTTCCACGATAGAGGCTCATGCCTTTTTGATAATTCGTTATCGTGGGGTTTTCAACCATACTCGTGAGCAATCTTGCTTGATCTCTTCCTGTCATCAAGTTACAATAATGCTGAGTTGTGGCTGTCAGGACCTTATTGAATTGCGCTCCGAATTCGATCCCATTGATTCTGGACAAATATTGTTCAGCCAAAAAATGAGCAGTCGCTGGTATGACGTGTCCATTGTCCATAACACTCGCCGCACCAGGGCGAAGTATTCTTGGAGCAAAAATTTGGTTGAGTAGAATCAAAGTTTCATTGTCCATCTCCCATGGCAGGTCAACAATTTTGGATAACCTGTCTGAGTAGAGGTCATCCCAAAATTTGTCGATGTGCACTTGGGCTGCTGATGTGGGGCATGTTGAACCATCCAACACTCCGTAGGTAGACGGAGTGTAGAAATCGATATTATCCATGATAAATCAAGGATTGCTTCACTATAGCAAATTAAAGAAAATCCAGTTGTTGATGATTGGCAACTGGAAAAATTTACATAAAATAGTGACAACGAAATAAATTTCGAAATCACACTTACAAATCTCGACTGAAAAATCAGAACGAGACAAAATTTTGCCCCGAGAAAACTCAGTGGCAAAAACAAATAATACGAGTCAAGGGTAAAACCCTTAGACATTCACACTGTACAAACAGTATTTTCTCCAGCCAATCGACTAGAATTCTTCCCTTTATCAGGGATGTGAT